TCCGGCGACGGCTACGGCTCCGGCTACGGCTCCGGCTACGGCGACGGCTACGGCTCCGGCTCCGGCTACGGCTACGGCTCCGGCGACGGCTCCGGCTCCGGCGTACATGTATTCGACGGCAAAAACGTTTATCGGATCGACGGAACGCCCACACTGATCCAGTCTATTCGCGGAAACGTTGCTCATGGGGCAATCCTTAATGACAATTTAACACTTACTCCGTGCTACGTGGTAAAGCAGGATAATCTTTTCGCCCACGGGGAAACGCTTCAGGAAGCAATGCAAGCCCTGCGAGATAAGCTCTTTGAGGATATGCCGGAAGAGGAAAGAATCAGAGCTTTTCTGGCCGAAACCGAGTGCGGGAAGAAATACCCCAACCAGCATTTTTACGAGTGGCACCATCGCCTTACCGGAAGTTGCGATATGGGGCGAAAAGCGTTTGCCAAAGGTCACGGGATCGACGTGGAGAATGGGACCATGACGCTGGAGGAGTTTTTGGAGCTTACTAAAAATTCCTACGGCGGCGATGTAATCCGGCACGTCCTGGAAAGGCTGGCGAAAAAATGAAACGAAATGTTTGGGAGATAACGTACATCGTATGGATAGTTTTTATGGTGGGCTTGCTGCTTTTCTGGCCCGCCAGAGCCGCCGAAGATACGGAACGCACGGAAAATCGCACGGAAGGGGCGGAGGAACGCACGGAGTGCGTGATTGATGAGCCAGAGGAGGATTCCGAGAACGAATACATTGAAGCGGCGCTTTACGCATCCGGGTACTTCCGGGAAGATGTACCTCTCGACGGCGATACCCAGGCGCTCTTACGAGCGGCTTGCGAAGAGACTGGTATCCCCTATGAGCTGGCCCTTGCTGTGATCCGGCAGGAGACGGAGTTCCGCAATATTACGGGTGATGATGGGCACAGCGTGGGCTATATGCAGGTACAGCGGCGCTGGCACGAGGACCGGATGGCCCGCCTGGGTGTGGCGGACCTCACGGACCCTTACGGCAATTTCCGGGTGGGCTGTGACTACCTGGCGGAGCTGCTGGGGAAATACACGCTGGAAGAGGCGTTGACAGCTTACAACAGCGGAAAGCCCGGGGAAAGCGCCTATGCCTCCGGTGTCCTGGCGTATATGGAGGCGTACTATGGCAATTAAATGCAAAGGGTGTATCCATCGCAACCTCAGCGGCTACGCCGGATACTGCGATCGCCTGAAAAATACCGGCCATTGCAAAATCGTGAAAAAAGTTTTGCCAAACGGAGTGGAGATTAAAACGGTGGCGGACCCGGACGATTGCCCATTTTTTGAGCCGAAGAAGAAAAGGGTTGAGAAACCGCCGAAGGTTGTTCAGGCGCCAATTGACTTTGATTTAGTGCGGAAGCTGTACGAGCAGGGAATGAATGATCGGGAGATCGGCGAAGAGGCTGAGTGCTCCGGTTGCGTTGTGTGGAAGTGGCGCAAAAAGAACAAACTGCCGCCCAATAAGCGGAAGAAGCCGTACTGAGGAGGTGTACATGAGCAAGCCAAGATATCCTTGGTGGGGATATGTCAAAGCGATCATCCGGCAGTATAACGGAGGGAAGTTTACCCCAGCGTCCGCCTCCCAGATCGCGGAGTATCAGGCGGTCCGAAATGCGGTAGAGCAGACGGAAACCATGAATGGCGGCAAGGAGCGCATCTGGCTTGTGCGCATCGTGTTCTGGGAGCGGACGCATACCTTGGAGGGAGCTGCGCTGGAATTGCATTGCTCAGAGCGCACCGCCCGCCGGTGGCATACGGATTTCATCCTTTTGGTTGCCCAAAAAAGAGGGCTCTTGGATTAAAAGTTGGCCTTAAAAAGCCATTGACTTGTGTTACAGTGGGAGATGGGAGGATATTCCTTCCACCTCCCACTTCCCTTTCTGTCGCCCGTGCGGCGGTCCGTCCTCCTTCTGCCGCACGGGAATATGCCGCACGCACGATGCAGCCCAACGATCAGGGCCGAGAGGCCGCACCTCTCATGCGGCACAGCATGTTTGATGCAGGGTCGCTCCCTTCCGTGCAAGCCGGACGGAACACAGACCGATAGTAACTGCGACACGACGGAGAGCAACGCCGGATAGCCCACAATGAGAGGGCGTGCGAGCCACGACACAATCGGACTTCGAGAGCCGAAAAATCGGGGTACAAAGTAGGGGGCTGGCCGTCATAGTCCCCACCCCGGAATGGTCGCTGAAAACTACGCACGCGGGGGAGCGAGCTCCCTATCTCGATGGGCAGGTCCGTGGATCGTGTCCGGAGTGCCTGCGTGGCGTCGGACCCGAGGTCGTAAGATAATCTAAGCGGCAAGACGGCCAAAATCAGGCCCCTCAGCGGGCAGCGCGGCGACGCGCGTTAACATGACAGGACTCCCCGCACCTCTCAACGATGTGTCCCAGGGGAGACATTTGGAAACGTAGCTCAACTGGTAGAGTCCACGAATGATAATCGTGTCGTTGTAGGTTCAAGTCCTGCCGTTTCCACCAATTTGGCAAGCGGGCGTTGAAGCGCGAGAAGCTAAGTATCAGGCGGCTGGCATAATTGCTAAGTTCCTGGTGGCTGGTGAAAAGACGCAGCGCAGCCAAATACCAAAAGAGGAGAGCCGCTGCCTTGGGCAATGGGCATAGCGCCCGCCTGGAAGTGCGGCAATCGTGTATGCCCCTCAAAACCGAAGGCTTGCGTTTACATGTGGGCTATTTGTAGGTTTTGCGGGGCGGGTAAAGTCTGCTGCGTAAGGCCAAGGGGCGGGGGCTGGTAGCAAAACGAAAGGGAGTGAGCGTATGGCTGGCGGAGCGCCAAGAAAGTGGAAAAGCGTAAAGGCAATGCAAGAAGCCATCGACGCTTATTTCAAAAAATGCGAAGGCGAACCGCTTATTGTTGATGGTTCTGTCGCTGTGGATAAATACGGCGTGCCCATTATCATCAACGTAAAGCCGCCGACGGTTACAGGGCTTGCACTTGCGCTTGGATTCACAGGGCGGCAAGCGCTGTTAGATTATCAGGCAAGGCCAGAATTCGCGGACACGGTTACGCGCGCGAAGTCCCGATGCGAGGAATACGCCGAAGCCCGGCTCTACGATAAGGATGGAGCAAACGGGGCGAAATTCTCGCTTGGGTGCAATTTCGGATGGCGTGAAGCGACTGAAATGAAAATCAGCGCCGAACCTGTTAAGGTTATCATTGATGTCTGAGATTAGACTGTCTGAAAAAATTGGTCCCGCATTCTATTCGGTTGCCAAAGACGTGTTTGAGCACGGGCATACGCATTACGACGAAAGCGGTGGGAGAGGATCCCTGAAATCCTCATTTATCTCTATTGTTGTTCCGCTGCTTCTTGTAAATAATCCAGGGACCCATGCGCTGGTGCTTCGCAAGGTGGCAAACACCATCCGGGATAGTGTGTACGCTCAATACATGTGGGCGATTGGTGAATTAGGGATGGCGGCGTTTTGGGACGCTAAGGTATCTCCTATGGAGCTTATCTACAGGCCTACCGGGCAGAAAATTATGTTTCGGGGCGCTGACGATCCCATGAAGATTAAATCCATCAAAGTTCCGTTTGGCTATATCGCTGTAACGCACTTTGAGGAAAAAGATCAATTTTCCGGCAGGGCGGAAATCCGGAATATATTGCAATCTACAATGCGTGGCGGCTCAAAGTACTGGAATTTTGAGAGCTACAATCCGCCAATCAGCCGGGATAACTGGGCAAACAAAGATAGCCTGGAAGAGCGCCCGGACCGGCTTTGTCATAAATCTACGTACCTGCAAGCGCCGCCTGAGTGGTTGGGGGAACAGTTTATCGACGAGGCGGAGCACCTGAAAAAAACGGACGAGCGGGCGTATCAGCACGAGTATCTGGGGATTCCGGTGGGCACTGGCGGAAACGTCTTTGATAAATTGGAGCTGCAGGAAATCACGGACGCAGAAATTTCCTCTTTTGATCATATTTACCAGGGCGTTGACTGGGGTTATTTCCCTGACCCGTTTGCCTTTATTCGGCTGCATTATGATCGGGCGAGGGAAACCATTTATCTACTGGACGAGATTTACGAGAACAAGCTCTCGAACGAGCAGAGCGCCCAAATGATCCTTCGCAAGGGATACAACGACGTTCGCCTTATCTGCGATAGCGCAGAGCCTAAAAGCGTTGCGGACTTCAGGGCGATGCGCCTTCCGGCGTTTGAGGCCATTAAGGGCCCCGGCTCTGTAGAGTATGGCATGAAATTCCTGCAACGCAGAACCATCGTGATTGATAGAAAACGTACCCCGCACGCTTACGACGAGTTTGTGGGGTATGAGTACGAGAGAAACAAAGACGGCGACATTATCAGCGGCTACCCGGACGCAAACAACCATTTGATTGACGCAACCCGGTACGCTTTAGAGCCTGTGAGCCGCAGAATGGGAGTTATCGCATGACGGTAATCGACAAACTCAAGCAGCTTGGCTATACCACGATCCCCGAGGAGTTTTACACGCAGGTTGATGTGTGGAAGTCCTGGTATCAGGGAAACGTCAAGGGGTTCCATCGCTACAAGCGCTATAACGGCCATGATTGGGTGAGCTGCGAACGGGCGACGCTTGGCATGGGGAAGAAGGTTTGCGAGGATTGGGCAAACCTTCTGATGAACGAAAAAGTCCAGATCACGCTGGAAGGACAGAAGGAGCAGGAATTCATTGATCGCATCCTGACGGAGAATAATTTTTCCGTTAAGGCAAACGAGATGCAGGAAATGAAATCCGCTCTTGGCACGGTAGCCTATATTCCTAGAGTGATTGGGCAGAGCGTCCGTAGCGACGGTGAGCCCATTCCGGGCGAAGCGACTGGGATTGAGCTGGATTACGTTACCATCGAGCATATTTTCCCCCTTGCGTGGCGGAATGGCTTTATCTCCGAGTGCGCCTTTGATAGCGTGGTAACGGTGCACGGAAAGACGTACCTGTATCTCCAGATTCACCGAAAAGACGCAAACGGCCTGTACGTCATCGAGAACAGCATTTACCGCTATGAAAACGAAACCCTGTCCGATGTTGCGTTGACGGATGTTTCCGGGTTTGAGCGCATTCCGCCCGTGGTACATACCGGAAGCGATAAGCGGCAGTTCGTGATTGATCGTCCTAACATCGCCAACAATTTTAATTACCTTCTCCCGACGGGTATCCCTGTATTTGCCAACGCAATTGATGTACTTCGTGGCGTGGATAGCGCCTATGATTGCTACGTCAACGAGTTTGAAAACGGCCCTCTGTTACTTGCGGTAAAAATGCCCGCTACCAGGTGGGAGGATGGGAAGCCGTCTCTCGATACCCATGATCGCCGGTTTTATCTTCTGGAGGAAGACACGCAGCAAGGAAGCGTTGTTGAGCCCATTTCCCCGCAGCTCCGCACAGATAAGCTCAATGTGGGCTTGCAAGATCAGCTAAACCTTTTATCTAGCAAGTGCGGCTTTGGAGAAACCTATTACCGTTTTAACGGCACAAGCGTGGCCACAGCTACACAGGTTATCAGCGAAAATAGCACCATGTTCCGTACGATTAAAAAGCATGAAATCGTTTTGGAACAGGCGCTAACGGAGCTGTGCCGCACACTACTCCGGTTAGGTAACACAGCCATGAACGCAGGGTTGAACGAAGATGTTGAGATCAGCATCGATTTTGACGATTCGATTATCGAAGATAAAGCCACGGACTTTTCCCGCGATATGCAGCTGTTACAGGCGGGGATTATGAACGATTGGGAATTCCGCATGCGCTGGATGAATGAAGATGAAGCGACGGCAAAGGCGGCGCTGCCGAAGATGCAGGACATGACAACCGAAAAAGAAACGGAGGTAGAGTAATGGGCGGCAGAGGTGGAGCCGGTGGCGGCATTGGAGCCGGAGAACCTGGGCGTGGTCGCGGTATGAGCCTTGCACGGTTTTTGTCGCAACAGGACATTGACCGAGCAAATGCGGCGTCCGTAACTGATATGGGCGATATTATCAGGCGCACATTCGAGCGCAACGTTGCTGAAATCAATGGACTTGAGATGTCGGACGCTGAAAAGAAAAACGCGGTAAAGCAGATGGCAACTCTCGCAACAACGGCGCTTAAAACGGCGGCAGGAGCAGTTAATCCTTATGCAAGCGGGCCTGCGCGCCTGACAACGGCGCAGAAAACAGGAAGCGCCGCAGACAGAGCTGCAAGAGCGCGCGGTGAAATGGATAGCTACATGCGGAAATTGCGTGATCAGTCCAGTAAAAACCGCAAAGCAGCAGAAAACAAGGCGTTTTCCAATGCCTTTGTAACAGCGCAAAAGTCGGGCGCGTTGGAAGTTATGGTAAACGGCAAGAAATACCGCAGGGCTAATAAGCGCAGCGGTACATGGAGACCTGTTTAATGGGCGGACGCGGCGCAAGCAGCGGCATGAGCGAAAAGGGAAAGCCTTACGGGAGCGAGTTTAGGACGCTTCTAAAAGCTGGGAACATAAAGTTTGTAAAGCAAAATGCGGCATTGAACGCAAAAGACCCATTGGAAACTATGACCAAAGGGCGCATTTACGCAACGATAAACGATGAGGGAAAAATCAATGCAATCAGCTATTACGGTGCAGATGGAAAGCGTCTAAAAACAATCAATCTTCTGCATAGCCATGAGCAATTCAAGGGAGTGCACACGCACATCGGGTATTATCACGATGAAGGCGGAACAAGAGCATTGACGGCAGACGAAAAGAAGCTGGTTGCATTCGTAAAAAAGGCTTGGTATAATAGGCATAGCAAGTAGTCGTATAGGGTGATTACACCGTGACTGCGGGGACTCCGGTTAGAATCCGGGCGCTTGCTATGCCGTAAGGTACAGAAATGTATCTTGCGGCATTTTTGTTTGCTGGGGGATTTATGATTAACTTTGAAAATCTGGACAAGTTCATATTCCCCGGCGTTGGCAAGTACGACATCCCGCAAATCGAGCCGGTCAAGTCGTACCCGCATGGCGAGTTTATCCCCGTAAATTACCATTACACAGCCAAAGATACGGAAAGCAAGATCGTACATTTCTTTGTAGATGATTACCAGTTTATTCGCCACTGGAATACGCCGGATAAGTACATTCCGAAGCTTTCACAGTTTGCGGCGGTGTGTGCGCCGGACTTCTCCACATACACCGATATGCCGCTTGCAATGCAGATTTACAATCATTACCGCAAGCACTGGCTTGCAGCATACTGGCAGCTTCACGGCATGACGGTTTACCCGACTATCTCATGGAGTGATAAGAACAGCTATAATTGGTGCTTTGATGGTGAGCCTGTCGGCGGAGTGGTGGCGGTCAGCTCAGTAGGCACACAGCAAAACAAGGAAAGCAAGCGCTTGTTTTTGTGTGGCTATGAGGAAATGATGAAACGGCTATCGCCGAAATGGGTGATCTTTTATGGGAAAGTACCGCAGGAGTGCGATTGGAACGTAATACGCATAGCGCCGCACTACGATAGAATTGTTAACAGGAGGAAAGCAAAATGGGCGGAAGAGGAGGAAGCGGAAGTTTTGGATTTGCATCAATAAATGCTGCTAGGGCAAAAATCGCCAACCTAAAAAAAGAACAGCTTTTTGTATTTTCTCCATCGGGCGATTTGCTCTATAAAGAGCAAGGAACAGCTCAACACGCAGGATACGGCGATACCGACTATAAAGGGAACATTGTTTTACACAATCATCCGGAGGGCGTTCTTCCCGTCCTGTCCTTAAAAGATATTGAAACGTGGCAAAAGTCGGGCGCCAAAGCAATCATAATTGAGAGCCGAGATGCAACGTTTACATTATCGGGGCCTCACAACAAGGGATTTTATGAAACGCTAGCATATAATCATAATTATGTCCGACGAGCCGTAAGAGAAGCGGCAAATAAAGTGTCAGCCGATTATAAGGCGGGAAAGTACAAAAGTCCGCAGGAGGCCAAGGCAGCGAGCAGAAAAGCGCAAACAGAAGCGACAAACAATGTGTATGCCAAATTTGCAAAAGCCGCTGGTGTTAAGTATGCGTTTAAATGGAAAAAGAAAAAGTCTTGAAAAAGTACCCTTTTACGCCAGAGCTGCTAGATGCCCTCCCCGAAGAATTGGCAAAGTTGTATCGAGGCCTTGAAGATACACTTTTAGATGAAATATGCTCTCGCCTTAAAGCCGCCGACCAGCTCAACGAGGTAACGGTGCAGGATATTCGGGCTTTGCGGTCTCACGGCATTGATCTCAAAGAGATCGAAAAAGCCATTCGCCAAACTTCCGGCATCAGCGAGCAGAAGCTAAACAAGCTGCTGGACGATGTAGTGGAGCGCAATCAAAAATACTACACCGAGATAATTGATCTCGCCCATGTCACGCAGCCGGAAACGCTGGTGGACGCCGCCACGGTGGATACGATCAGGCGGCAAACGCTGGATACGTTCCGAAACCTGACGGCCTCCATGGGATTTCTGGTAGACGCAGGGCGGACAATGCTCCCACCGGCAAAGGCTTACCAATGGGCGCTTGATAATGCCGTAATGCAAATCCAGAGCGGCGCTATCAGCTACAATCAGGCTATCAAATCTGCCGTAAAACAGCTAGCGGAAAGCGGCCTAAAGGTGGTTGACTATGAGAGTGGCCATCGAGATCAAATTGACGTGGCCGCCCGCAGAGCCGTGATGACTGGCGTGAATAAGATTTGCGCAAAGTACACGGAACAATCCGCCGAATATCTGGAAACACCGTATTTTGAAGTTTCCGCCCATGCGGGGGCCCGTGATGTGCCTGGCCCGTCTCCGTGGTCCTCACACAAAGACTGGCAGGGGAAGGTTTATTCCATTCACAGCGGTGATATTTACCCCAACATTTACGAGGTATGCGGGCTTGGATATGTGGATGGACTGGAAGGAGCCAACTGTCGCCATAAAAGGTTTAGTTGGGTCGAGGGCGTATCAGAGCGCACCTATACCGACGAGCAGCTGGCCCACATTGACGACGGCCTTGGCTGCACCTTTGACGGTAAGAAATACACCGCTTACGAAGCGACCCAGATGCAGCGTCGTGTAGAGCGCCAAATTCGGGCTCAGAAGCGCCTTAAAAACGGCTACAAGGCCGCAAACCTAATGGATGATGCCACGGCGGCAAACTCCAAATTGCACCGCCTAAACGCCAAATACAGGGAGTTTAGCAAGGCGGCGGGCCTGCCGGAGCAGAAAGAAAGGACGATGGTGCTGTATGATTGAGAAAGAAATGGTACAGGCCATCGAGGCTATCCTAAAACGAGGGAACAACGCCGAGGTCCGGCGAAAAGGTGACGGCGTAGTGATTCTGGAAGTTCAAAAGAAAATAAAATACCAATCCCCTGCGTAATTGGGCGCAGGGAAGGGCAATAGGAGCCAACTGACTACGATTTGTAGCCGGTTGGCTCTTTTGTTTTATCAACACTTGCCGAGAGGCGTTAAACCGCTGGGCGACGGCCCAGGAAATAAACGGAGGTAAATCAAATGAGCGAAACCATTAACAATCCCAATCCGAACCCGGCCCCCGTACCGGAGCCGTCCCCTGCGAAGACCTTCACGCAGGAGGAAGTAGACGCCATGATTGGCAAGCGCCTCGCAAAGGCGATGAAGGGTATCCCCAGCGAAGAAGAGATCGCCGCATACCGCACATGGAGAGAGGGCCAGCAGACCGAACAGGAGCGCCAGGCCAAGAGAGACAAGGAGCTTGCCGACAGCAAGTCCGCTCTGACCGCCGCACAGGCGGAAATTGAGCAGATGAAGCGAGACAAGTACGTTTTTTCCAAGGGCCTGACTGGCGAAGAAGCTGAGTTTATTGCATTTAAGGCTCTGAAAATGGTGGACGACAAGACCACCTTTGAGCAGGCGGTGGACCAGCTTACCGAAAATCGCCAGAAGGTAAGAATCGACTGGGCGGCCCCTGCTGGCGGCGGTGAGAAGAAAATTGACGTAAATGCTGCGATGAACAGTCTGATTCGCAGCGCAGTGAAGTAAGGAGAAAGAATATGGCAACTATTGATCGTTCCGCACTTTCCGGCCTGATCCCTGAGCCCGTAACTCGTGAGATTATGCAGGGAGCTATTGCTGAGAGCGCCGTCCTGCGTATGGGCCGCCGCCTGGCAAACATGTCCAGCAAGACCCAGACCATCAACGTCCTTGACGCTCTGCCCTCCGCCTACTTTGTCAACGGCGAGGCCACTGACAGCGGCGCTGGTGACGCCTGGAAGCAGACCACTAAGATGGCGTGGGACAAGAAGAAAATCTACGCCGAGGAAATTGCTGTTATCGTCCCCATCCCCGAGGCCGTCCTCGACGATTCCGACTACGACATCTGGGGCGAGGTCCGTCCTCGCCTGACCGAGGCTTTTGGCAAAGTCATTGATGCCGCTATCCTGTTTGGCACCAACAAGCCCAGCACTTGGCGTAACGGCGTTGTGCCTTCCGCTATCGCCGCTGGCAATGGCGTTCCCGTCGGCACCAGCGTTTTCGACGACATCATGGGAGAAAACGGACTGATCGCTAAGGTTGAGCTGGACGGCTTTAACCCCAACGGCGTTATGTCCGCTATCCAGATGCGTGGCAAGCTGCGTGGCCTGAAGGATACCACCGGCCAGCCCATCTTTAAGTCCGATATGCAGGGCGCTACCCGCTACGGCCTGGACGGCATGGACATGTACTTCCCCATGAATGGCGCTTTCGACCCCACCCAGGCCCAGATGATCGTGGGCGACTGGAGCCAGCTGGTCTATGCCATCCGCCAGGATATGACCTTCAAGATTTTCACCGAGGGCGTTATCCAGGATCCCAGCACTAAGGCCATTACCTACAACCTGATGCAGAACGACATGGTAGCTCTCCGTGCCGTCATGCGTCTGGGCTGGGAGATCGCCAACCCCATCAACGCTTACAACGCCGACATTACCAACCCCTTCCCCTTCTCCGTTTATGGCAAGGCGGGCACCGTGTCCACTGTGACCGTTTCTCCCGCTACCGCCACTATGGCAAAGGGCGACAAGAAGGCGTTTTCCGCCGTTGTGGCCGGTGATGGCATCGTGAGCGAGAACGTTGAGTGGAGCCAGAATGGCGCTAAGTCCTCCATTTCCGAGGATGGCGTTCTGACTGTGGCCTCCAACGAGACTTCCACCAGCATCACCGTAACTGCCAAGTCCAAGCAGGACAACAGTAAGACCGGAACCGCTACCGTTACCGTTTCCTGACTTGAAAGGAGCTGACCCGTATGATTTACGCCGACTATGAGTATTACTCCTGCACTTATTGTGGGACTGCCGCAAAAGATGAGGATTTTCCCCGGCTATCCGTTCGGGCCAGCTCCTTCCTCGATTATTACACTCGCAACAAGGCGAAAGATAACGCTGATTTGGACGCTGTAAAAATGTGCTGCTGCGCACTCATTGACAAGTATGCCGTCATTGAAGCCGCGCAGGCGCTTGCTGCCGCAAAAATGGTAGAAGCCGCGAACGGAAACAGCGTGAAAAGCGAAACGGTAGGCGGCTATTCCCGTACTTTGGCAACCGGGGGAGAATCTGCGTTGGCTGCAATCAACGTAACGGACGGGGCAAAAAAACTACTAGCGGCAACGTGCAATGAGTACCTTGCCCATACTGGGCTGCTGTATCGGGGAGGAGGTTGCGGATGTACGCTCCCCACACTGTAACGATCTACAACGTCATACAGGGGACAGACAAGGACACTTTTCAGCCTGTCGAGACGCTGAACGTGACTATTCTTCGGGGGGTTATGCTTCAGGCATCAAAGGGGGCAAACGTCCGCAAGACCGGGTTGGAAGGGGCCGACGCTGTAAACCTGTATATCCCGTTTGATGTAGAAGCGGTAGACGGAATCACAGGAGCCCCAAAGACTTACACAGGCCCGCAAGCGTTCTTCGGGGCGGATGACCGTTCCGGGCTGTGGACGCTTTCGGTAAAAGGCGATGGCGGCACAACGGTTTTCGTCAAGGGAGAGTATGTGGCGGATAGTCTTACAAAGGCGCTTTCTCACGATGATAGCTACACCCTGACAAAGGTGGATCGGATGGACTACGGTAGCCCTGACATGCAGCATTTTGAGTGCGGGGGTGTTTGAGTGGCGCTGAAATTCACGGTTTACACTGATGGCTGGGACGAGATAAAAGAGGCTATCGCAAGGAGCTGCACAAAGGCAGAGCACATCGTAGCGGAACAGATCGCAAAAGATACTGAGCCATTTGTACCCATGCGGACAGGCTCTCTCCGTCAGCGCACAAAGGTTGTTGGGAACCAGATCATCTATCCGGGGCCTTATGCCCGTTACCTCTACTATGGGAAACTGATGGTAGACCCGGAAACAAAGAGCCCATACGCCCGCAAAGGAGTAACCAAAGTACTTGCGTCGCCGGAGCGTAATCTAAAGTTTTGGCATCCTGGCACTCGCTCCCACTGGTTTGAAGCGTCCAAGAACCAGAATCTAAAAAAGTGGCTCCGTGTCGCAGACAAGGCGGTGAAACATGAGCTTTGATTTGAATATCGGTAGCAAACCCCGGGCAATGGCTTCCAGCAGCGAGAAAGCAGACCTTGATCGGCTGATGATGGTATGGGCCAATAAATTCCCGGACATGCCCGAAAACGTCATGCTCATCAAGTATGAGTATTTCGCTGCGAAAACGGTAGGCATGGCGCTGTCCTCTGTTCAGGGAGCGACCATTACAAATCGGTACATCTTGGGAGGCTACAAAGCGGAGTACTCTTTTGAGATCCATTACCAGATTGAGCCGCCTGGAGCCAGTGATGGAAAGCGGTTGGACGCCGTGGAGATCTTAAACAAATTTGCGGACTGGGCGCAGACACAGCGCCCGGACATCGGAGAGGGCAGACGTGCCCTCCGGGTCGAGCCGACGGCGTATGCGTCCTATCTCGGTGCGACCACTGACCAATACGAGGACTATTATGTCCCAATGAGACTGACATATGAGGTGAATGTATAATGGCTGATTTGGAATTTAGCACTACTTCCGGCCAGACCATCGCCCGAGAACTCCTGATCGCTTACCTCAATACCGGCACGACCTCCGCACCCGTGTGGAGCGCCATCGGTAAGCGAGTGGAAGATTCCACGGCGGAAATGGATTGGAGCCAGGAGAGCAAGCAGGACATCCTTGGCAACACCTTTACCACCATGAAGAAGCCTACTATTACGCAGACGTTTGACCCCATTCCCCTGGATGCGGGCGACGCCGCAGCGGTAAAGCTGTGGAATCTGGCCGTCAAGGATCACGACGCCCAGGCGCTCTCCAACCAGGATATGCTTATCGCCCATTTTTACGCCACCAGCAGCCAGGCGAACTTCGCTGAGCGCTATTCCGGCTGCGCCGTGGCTGTGACCAGCATTGGCGGCGATGGCGGCGGCGACTTGAACATCGCCACCGAAATCACTTACGGCGGCGACCGTACCCTGGGCACTGTGACCAAGGGCGCTGGCGGCGCTGTGACCTTCACGGCAGACGCAGCTTAACGACAGCGGGGCGGGCTCTGCCCGCCCCATTTGGAAGGAGAGAACTATGGAACTGAATTTTGCCAACGGTGTACAGAGCTACACCGTCAACGGAGTGGAAGGCGCTTTCCGGCTCAATCCGTCGGATGCGGAGATGCTGCGGAAAGTCTACCTTGCCCTGAAGGACTTGGAGGAAAAGCAGAAGAAACAAGCTGAGGCCAGGGAGGAATCCGGAGACATTCAGGCGGTGTTTGACCGGCTCCACGCATTGGACCAGGAAATGCGGGGCGTGTTGGACGGACTGTTCGGGGATGGCCTCTGTGAGAAAATCTTTGGGGAAATGAGCCTGTACGCCTCGGCGGACGGCCTTCCCGTGTGGGAGAACTTCATTCTGGCCGTGATTGACCTGTTTGACGATTCCGTGAAGCGGGAGGCGGCGCTTTTGGACAAGCGCATCCAGAAGCACGTCCAGAAGTATCACAGATGAATTACTCTCTGCCGACGGAGGTCGAGATTGGAGGGAACGTCTATCCCATTCGCTCCGATTACCGGGCCATTCTGGATATCTTCGGGACCTTCGAAGACCCGGACATGGACAACAACCAGAAGGCGCTGGCGGCGCTGGACATCTTCTACCCGGATTTTCTGACGATCCCCGGGGAACAGCTGCGGGAAGCGGCGGAGAAGATGCTCTGGTTCATCAACTGCGGGGACGAGGGAGACAACCGCAAGCGACCTAAGCTGATGGATTGGGAGCAGGATTTCCAGTACATCGCCGCCCCTATCAATCGGGTGGTGGGGCAGGAGATCAGGGCTATGCCCTATCTCCACTGGTGGACCTTCATCTCCGCCTACTATGAGATCGGAGATTGCTTCTTTGCTCAGATCGTCCGGATTCGTTCCCTGCGGGCGAAGGGCAAGAGGCTGGAGAAGGCAGACCAGGAATTTTACCGAGAAAACAAGCGCCTTGTGGATATCAAGGAGAAGTATTCCGAGGCAGAAAATACACTGCTGCAAGAGTGGATTTGAGGTGACACGATGGCCGATGGCGAAGTGATTTTCAGCGTGGAGCTGGACAACAAGGCGCTCTACCGGGACCTGAACAAGGCGGTAAAGGATATCGATCGGCTTGACGGCAAAATCTCCAAGCTGGGCGCTCAGAAAATCCCGCTGGAGGAAAAACTCCAGCGGATCACGGGAGAGCTGGATGAGGCCAAAGCGGTGCTTGCGGACATGCGGGCGGCGCCGAAGGGCACCTATGAAAAAGTCGATATCGCAGACCAGGCGACCCGTGTCCGGCTGCTGCAGGCGGAGTTCACCAAGACCGCAAACAGCGTCGACAACATCGATAGTCGGCTTCAGGCGGCAGAAATCGACCTGGATGGCGCAAAGATGAAGGCGGGGGAGGTCAGCGACCGAATCCGGGAGGCGGAGGCGAATACCAGCCGCTTTGGCGATGCCACGGAAACGGCAGGGATTCGGATGCAGAAGCTCGTAACCCGTGTGGAGAAACTTGCGAAGCGGGTTTTTATTTTCTCCATGATCACCGCCGCTCTGCGGGGCGTCCGGACTTGGCTGGTGGAGATCGTAAAGAGCGACCAGGAAGCCTCAGCCGCAATGGCGCAGCTCAAGGGGGCGCTTCTCACCCTGGCGCAGCCCCTTGTGCAGGTCCTCGTCCCGGCGTTTACCATGCTTGTCAGGGTTATCGCCGCCGTTGTGACACAGATCGCCCGCCTTGTGGCGGCCATCTCCGGGAAAAGCCTGTCCGGTGCGGCGGCGTCGGCGAAGGCGCTGAACGCCCAGACGAAGGCCCTGAAGGGGACCGGGAAGGCGGCGAAAGACGCCGGGAAGTCTCTTGCGTCGTTTGACGAGATTAACCAGCTTTCCTCCAGCTCTTCCGGCGGCGGGGGCGGTGCTTCTGCGGACGCAATTGCGCCGGACTTCTCCTTCATGGACGAGGTGGATGGACGTTTGAAAAAGATCGCCGATGCTGTCATCTTCATCGGGGCGGGGCTTGCCGCATGGAAGCTGTCCTCGCTCCTTCCTGGGATGCTCGGGACCGTGGCGAAGAAGCTGGCCGGGATTGCCCTTGCCGTGGGCGGCCTCATGCTCCTGTGGGACGGACTTTCCGACGCATGGAACAACGGCGTGGACTGGGGGAATCTCATCGAGATCCTTGGCGGCGCCGCAGCGGCGGCGCTGGGCCTCTACCTGACCTTCGGCAAAGTCGGCGCAGGCATCGGGCTTATTGTTGCTGGAGCAACGATGGTCGTTACGGCATTTCGTGACATTATTGATAGCGGTGTAAATCTTAAAAATACATTGCTGCTGATTGCCGGTATCGTTGCAACGGGCCTAGGATTCTTCGTTCTGACAGGAAGCGTGATTCCTCTGGTAATTGCCGGTATCGCAAGCATCGTTACCGCCATTCTGGCATGGACTGGCAACCTGGGCGATTTCGTCGCGGGAATCAAACAGATTTTTTCCGGCTTGGCCGAGTTCATCGGAAGCGTATTTACCGGAGATATGGATGCGGCCTTCAACGGGCTGACTAACATCGTCAAAGGGTTTGCGAACACGGTCCTTTCCATCGTCAATGCTATTATTGGTGTTGCGACGAAAGCACTGAACTGGATCATTTCCAAGCTGAACTCCATTAGTTTCGACATCCCTGACTGGGTACCCGGCGTCGGGGGGAAGACCTTCGGCGTCAATATCCCGATGATTCCGGACTATAAGATTCCAGCTCTTGCCCAAGGCGCTGTTATCCCGCCCAACCGGGAGTTTTTGGCCGTGCTGGGCGACCAGCGGAGCGGTACGAACATCGAAACGCCGCTGGCGACGATGGTGCAGGCATTCAAACAGGCCCTTGCAGAAAGCGGCTACAGCGGCAGCAGCGAGGCGGTCCTGATGCTTGACCGGGACGTTCTGGGCCGGGTAGTGTACCAGCTCAACAAGGCCGAGGGAAACCGCATCGGTCTGAGCCTTACGGGGGTGTGATATGGGATATATCAAGCTCAACGGTCGCAGCTTCGACGCTGACGTTGCCATCTCAAAGTACAACCGCAATTTCAACGTCCTGGACGGCGAGAATGCGGGCCGCGCCATGACGGGCCGGATGATTCGGGACATCATCGGTACCTACCTGGGGCACAAGATCACCGTCTTCCGCCGGGGCAACAACTACGCTGGTCTTGACGAGTTTTGGGATTACCTGTACCAACACAGCGTGGACGATTCCGTCCTCCTAGAGGCCGCTGACGGGCAGACCTCCATCTCCTACGAGGCGTACTACACCAGCGCAACGCAGGACCTGGAAAAGGTGGAGAATGGGGCCAATTACTGGGGAGAGATCGAGGTCAACTTTATCCCAATGGAAGCGCAGGTGAGACCGTGAGCAAGACGATCATCTGCTACAAGGACGTTGCCATTGGCGCAGAAGATAATGCAATTGTCGAGACTTCCGGGGCTGATGTTGCCTCCGAGGCAGGTGAGCTGCTGGCGGGAATTACGCCTCAGCCGATTCTGACCTGCGAGCCAAATGGCTGGCCGCTGGATGGCAAACGGTGGCCGAAGGACACACAGCGCATCGCCCTGTGGTCTTCGGGGCAGTCTGGGGCGGACGGCGTGTTTTCGTCTCCTCCGAGCATCCAGATCTCTTTCCACCAGCAGTACTCATCGATGGGAATCATGCTGCTGTTTGATACCGCCGGGGGCGAGTGGTGCAGTGAGGTCAGTATCCGGTGGGTCCAGGGCGGTGTGACAAAGGCAACAAAGACGTTTTACCCCGACCAAAGTACCTATTTCTGCGAAAATGCTGTAGAAGCATTTGACGGCGTGCAAATCGATTTGAAGAAGACCAACCTCCCATACCACTACGCCAAACTGGAGCGCATCCTTTTTGGCGTCTGGCGGTATTTCGACGCGGAGGAATTCCGCAGCGCTTCCATCGTGGAAGAAACGGACCTCCTGTCGGCGAAGCTGGCGGCGTCCACGTTCCGCTGGACACTGGACAGCAAGAAAGACGCTGAGTATATGTTCCAGCTCAAACAGCCGATGGAGGTCCGCAATGATGGTGACCTTGTAGGTGTATTTTACATCGACAGTTCCAGCCGCCGGGGGGCAAGGCTTTACGACATTGAATGCAAGGATGCAATCGGTGTCTTGGGAGATAGTCAGTTCCCCGGTGGCGTCTATTCCGGGAAATCCGCCAAGGCCATTTTGACGGAGATCCTGGGCGGCATTTTCGGCGCGGAATATTCCGGGGTAACAGACACCAATCTGACCGGGATTATTGCTCCTTGCACCCGGAAAGAGGCATTGCAGCAGCTGTTGTTTGCCTGGGGTGTCTGTGCCGCCACGGATGGCACCGAGAAGATCCGCATCTTTGCGCCGGCATCTACGCCCACAACGGTGGACGCAAATAGGGTGTACAGCGGGGTAGAGGTAAAAACGGCATCTATCGTGACTGAGGTCCGTGTTGTTGCACACACCTACACCGAAAGCGCCAACGGCAGCATCACTGTTGGCTCCAAGAAATACGCGGACGAGACCCAGACGTACAGCATCAAGAATCCGGGGGTCACGGCGACGGACAAGGAGAATGTGGTGGAAGTCACGGGTGCTACGCTGGTATCTCCGTCTATCGGACAGGCAGTGACCCAGAGGGTATATAACTACTATGCACGCCGGAATACCCACACTGCCAAAATCGTTTGGGCCGAAGAGAAGCTGGGAGACTGCGTGAAGTTACCAAACCCGTGGGGCGAAACCAACACCGGAAACGTCATCCGGATGGAGATTGCGCTGTCCAACACCATCGCCGCTCGTTGCGATAGTCTGGGGGTGTAAAAGTGAGCGTAACGATCACCAACCTGGTGGGGAGTATCGGCAGCTTTGAGAGTGGGACGTGGAATCTGACAACAGCCGAAAAAGCCTATACCTACATTGCTACCGCGCGGGCAAAATACGGCTCGAATTCCCTCCAGATGAAGGGCGATACCTCCGTATTTGAGCGGACGTATACTCTGCGCAACTCCGGGGGCGTTGTAAAGCCGACGCTGGTCCCCACCCACAAGTACTATGTGCGGGTGGAGACCTACCAGGAGGAGGCCACGGGGTCCACGGACATCTATTGGCCCATTGCGGAGCCTTCGATGCTGGCAGGGCAATCCGGCCCGGCTGGGCAGTGGAATGTCTGCTCCACGGTGGTGGACCGCAGCAGCTTTTCTGCCGGATCGTATGAAATGCGCATTGATTACAACAATGCAAATACTGCCGGGACCATGTGGTTTGATGGCTTGATGTTGGTGGATCTCACGGACGCCTTTGGGGCCGGGTATGAGCCCACGGCGGCCTGGTGCGACGCCAACATCCCGTTTACGGATTCCACGGCCTCCGTCCCTGATCCGGCCCCGAAGGCGCCTACCGGACTTATGGTCGCCGAAGAGAGCAAGGACGGCGTAACACTGGCTTGGGATGCAGCAAAGTGGGCGGAAGGGTACAAGGTGTACCAGAATGGAACACTCCTGGCAACGGTGCCGGGCAGGACAACCGTTATGGTGCAGCCCACTGTGTACGGGAGAGTTCTGCTGACCGTGTCTGCGTACAATGCCGCAGGAGAGAGCGCACAAAGCACGGCGGTTTCCGTGACAACGCGGATGTATCTTATCACGGACCGGACGGCGGCAGATCTCGCGCGGTGGCACGAGCTCCATGCAAAGGGATATAATGGGCTTACCGCAGCCGAAAAGATCGAATGGGCGCAGGCTGAAATGCGGGGCGCGTATAACGTCAGCGACCTGAACCGTGTCGGCAATGCAATTGTGTATCTCCGGGACCGAATCAATAACTACGGATATGCCGTCAATGTCACGCCCAAGACGGATTGGAAGACGGGGGATAAACCGACGGCAGCACAGCTGCAAAAATACCTGGCGGACGTATCCACGATCCGTGGGGCCGTTGGGGAGCTGTCGAGCCTGCCGGAAGTCCCTACGCGAATTTATCCCTCTGCCACCGGGAAAAGCGACGGCCTGACCGTCGAGAAGGCTAACGACATTGAGAGGATGCTGTCCCAGTTGGACAGTGCCATCACAAAAATGCTCTCCTCCTGGTGGGGGTGCGGTGAGATTGGATGTGGTGAAGTGTGAAAGACGGAATCATCAAAGCGAACGGCAACAGCCGGTATCTAAAATCGGTAGCAAATTTCCTTACGCTGTATCCTGACTATGAGGCGTTTGCCGCGGCTCTTGTGGAAGGAACTCTGCCCATCGACCTGAACGGTCTGAACGACGCCGGGTGGGAGCAGAAACCTACCTATCTGAATAAGGCCAATCTGCTGGATGACACCACGGCCAGCAAGCTGGGGCTCACGGGGGACCCGACCGTCAACCAGGCCCTGGCGGGGATCCTGCGCAAGCCCATCCAGGCGACGCTGACGGTCTCCGGATGGACGGCTGTCACCGGCGGGTACACCCAGAGCGTGGCGGTGGCGGGCCTCCTCACCACGGATGACACCCGGACACGGGTAGACCCGGTGCGCAGTGAGAGCGGGTCCCAGGCCAACGACGAGGCGTTTTCGTGCCTGCAGGAGCCGGGGGCCTACGTCGGGTGCAGACAAAACGGCTATCTCTACTGCAGGGTCGTCAACAAGCCCACTGCGGCCATCAAGCTGCAGGTGACCATCGGGAGGTGAGGGGATGGGACAGCTCAGTGTGGGCGGCATGTCCGCCCAGTTCCGGCCGGTTCTGGCGCTCCTGACGGAGAGCGGCACCTATACCGTCCCCTATGCCGGATGGTACCGCATCGCCGCCATCGGGCATGGCGCCGGCGGATACGGAGACGATTCCGCTCCGCTCTCCACCCCTGCTCCCGGAGGTGCAGGCGGCGGCGGATATCTGGACAAGTATCTCCCGGCGGGAGCAGTGCTGACGGCTACCATTTCAGATATGGCCAGCACACTCTCTTACGGTGGGAGCGCTTTGATCTCCGCCGCCAGAGGCAGCGGCAAGACGGCGGGGACCGTTACCGGCTCTGGCGTGGTGGCATTTCCTAGCAACGGGGCCGAAACTCCGGACGTCACGCCGCCGGACGGCATCTATGACGCCAGTTTCCGCTCCGTCGGCGGAGCGGCAGGCCTGCGGAACGACGAGGCGGTAAGTGCAGCCGGAGGGGCGGGCCTCTTCGGCGGGGACGGAGGCGATGGCGGATATGCGCTGTCCGAGTCCGGCGACATACATACCAGCAACGGCAGGACCGGCAGCCGCGGGGCCGGCAGCGGAGCCGGCGGCAGTCTGTATTATGTTGGCAGTACCACGGGCTATTACGCCGGGGCCGGAGGCGGAGGCGGCTACGGCGGAGGAGGCGGCAAGCCGACCGCAGTCCGCAACGACGCCTACTATACCGGCTGGCTGGGTGCGGGGTTCGGCGGCGCGGGATGCGTCCGCATCGAGCGGATCCGATAATTTTGAGGAGGTGACCCATGGATAACGAGACTGAGTATGTGCGGCGGCTGCAGGAGGTGGACGACCGGTCCCGGCGCAACGAGGGACGGATTAAGAAGCTGGAGGCGGACCAGAAGGCTCTGCTGGATCTGACCTCCTCCGTGCGGGAGCTGGCCAACGAGCAGGGGCATGTCAAGCAGGACCTAGCGGAGATCAAGGAGGACGTCAAGGGCCTGGCGGCCCGGCCCGGCAAGCGCTGGGACAGCATTGTGAGCACGCTGCTGGCGGCTCTGGTGGGGGCCTTCGCCGCCTGGCTGCTGAGCGGCGGGATGTGAGAGAGGAGCGAGAGCATGAGCAAGGTTACTGAGACCATCAACGCCTACGCCCAGGGCGGCATCACCCGGGAGGAGTGCAACCGGCGTCTTCGGGAGCTGGGCCACCCCATCCTGGTGGACCCGGACCGCCCCCGGCTGACGCCGGAGATGATCGCCGATGGCTGGGGCCTGCTGGACACCGGCACCGGCACCCTGGACCCCGTGCAGGTCCGGGACGATGAGCTGGTGGACTGCGACTGCGGCGAGATGCCCGCCTTTGTCTGCCTCAAGGGCGCCTGGTACGCCGTCGAGGGCCGCAGGGTGCTGCGGTAAGGAGGCGGCGATGCAGAGTATCTATGCCCATCCCGGTGTCCACCTGGCGCTGGGGCGGAAGGGCGAAAATGTGGCGCGGCAGGTGGTCTTCGATCTCCGGCTCTGGCGGGCGGCTTACGGCGACGGCGCTGTGAGCCTCTGCTCCAAGCGGGCGGGGGACGCGGAGCCCTATCCCTGCGGCGTGACGCAGGACGAGGACACGGCGGTCTGGGTGCTGCGGGCCGCCGACGTGGACAAGCCCGGCTGGGGCAACGTGCAGCTCTCCTACTACGTGGGGGACACGCTGGCCAAGTCCCAGACCTGGCGGACGCTGGTGGCGCCGTCTCTTTGCGCCTGCGGGGACCCCGGCGAGGTGCAGCAGGGCTGGCTGGACCAGGCGGGCAAGGACGCCGCAGCGGCCCAGCAGGGGGCCAAGGACGCCCAGAAGGCCCAGCAGGCAGCCGAGGACGCCGCCAAGGCGGCGGAGGATGCTGCGGCGACGGCGCAGGAGGTCTCTTCCCACCCCGGCAAGATTGGGGACAACGGCAACTGGTACACCTGGGACGCCCAGACCGGGACCTACTCGGACAGCGGCGTGGCAGCCACCGGACCCCAGGGCGCGACCGGCCCCACGGGACCCACTGGCCCGCAGGGCGAGACTGGACCGCAGGGGCCCACGGGACCGGCGGGGCAGAGCGCCTATGCGGCGGCCCAGGCCGGGGGCTACACCGGCACACAGGCAGATTTCTACGCCGACCTTGCCGCCATGCAGGGCCTGGCGGCGCAGCTGGCGGCGATCTGAGGAGGTGAGGGCATGAGCATTGCAAGCGATGTGACCAGGATCGAGAGCGCAAAGGCGGCCATCAAGGCCGCCATTGAGGGCAAGGGCGTCACCGTGCCAGACGCCACCCTGCTGGACGGCATGGCGGCGCTGATCGAGAGTATCGAGGCAGGGGGAGACTTCAAAATTGCATCTGGCACCAAAGTGTTATCTGAACCTTTAAGTAGCGTTGAGTTTGAGCATAACTTTGGAGAGCGTGCAAATTTTATAGCCATATTTACATCAGAATCTAGTTATAGTTCAACTGTTGGTGCGTATTCGATTATAGCAACCAAAAATAGGAATATAACATCACGAATGACAAGCAGTGGTATAAATGTTTTCGTTTCTACTGGTACAAACACAGGTAATAGCAGTGGAGATAGTACGTTAATTATTGGAGTTCCTGGGACGATGGCAGCAAGCAGACTATACAATGTATACTCTGACGATAATAAACTGTATATAAACGGATATTGCAAAGATGGTAGGGTCGCGCGCCTTAAAGATGGAGTTGAATATATTTGGATTGCGTCAACTTGGTCAGATGGTTAAGACGGAAAAGGAGTGATCTTACATCCATGAGATATTACGCACAATACAACGACACTGGCAAACTTGTCGCCATTGGCACAGGCAACGGCGGTACAGAAATCACCGAAGCCGAATACAACACGCTCCTATCCGAAATCCGTGAGAAAGCCGCCCTTGTCAATCAGCTTTACAGCGGCGAAATCACCATTGACGATGTACCCACTGACTGGCAAGATGAAATCCAGCGGCGTGTGGATGAACGCATTGCCGCAGAGGGTGAAGCGGCTGAACAGGACATTAGCGGCGACGAGTTCCTTTCCATGCTTGAGGGGGTGCTGTAAATGACAAGAGCAGAAGCGGAAGCTATCCTTGCGGCACTGGTGACATTGAGAGAATCGGCAGCGGATGAACAGGCTTTGTCCGTTCCTGTCCTTTATCCATCCTGGCGCTCCGGCGTGGACTACGCCGTGGGCACCCGGGTGCGGTATAACAGCACCCTCTACCGGGTGCTGCAGGCCCACAGCAGCCAGGAGAGCTGGACACCGGAGGCGGCGCCGTCCCTCTTCGCCCGGGTGCTGATCCCGGACCCGGACACCGTGCCGGACTGGGTGCAGCCGGACAGCACCAACGCCTACAGCAAGGGAGACCGGGTGCGGCACAACGGCAAGACCTGGACCTCGGACATCGACGGCAACATCTGGGAGCCCGGCCAGTACGGCTGGACGGAGGAGACGGAGTAATCGTGAGCGGGGGAGACCCCCGCGGAAAGGAGCACACTATGGATATCAACACCCTGGGCATCACGGGCGTGGCGGCCATCACCGTCATCTGCCTGCTGATCGGGCAGGCCGTCAAGGCCAGCGCCGTGGACAGCAAGTGGATCCCCATCATCTGCGGCGTCTGCGGCCTGATCCTCGGCATCGCCGCCATGTACATCATGCCGGACTTCCCGGCCACCGACTACATCACGGCGGCGGCCATCGGCATCGTCTCCGGCCTCGCCGCCACCGGCGCCAACCAGGCCATGAGGCAGCTCAATGAGTAACCCCTGCGCCGTCACCGTGCCGCTCTCCCGGATCGGGCGCATCCAGGTGTACGTCAACTCTCGACGGAGGACGCTCACCCAGATCATGCGGGAGACGGGGGCGGACTACGGCCTCAACGGCACCCTCTACAACATGCGCACCCTGGCCGTCAACTGCCACCTCAAGGTGGACGGCAAGGTCCTGGCGTCTCCCGCCTACACCGTGGCGGGCTACGCCTGGGACCAAGGGCCGGACATCCGCATGGACGCGCTACCGGACAGCGCCCGCAACTACATCGCCTGCACTCCCCTGATCGTCAGCGGTAAGGCCCTGAGCAAGCTCACCTACGATCCCGGCCAGGGCGGCAAGCGGGGGCGGAGCGCCATCGGCATCAAGGGCGACCGGATGGCTCTCTACTGCTCCCGGGACGGCTCCGCTGCCGCCCGGACGCCGGAGGCTCTGCGGGACGATCTGGCCCGGGCAGGCTGGACCAGCGCCGTGATGCTGGACAGCGGCGGCAGCAGCCAGTGCGACTTCCGGGGCCAGCGCATCACCAGCTCCCGGAGGGTGCAGCACTATATCCTGGTATACCTCAACGATAACGAGCCGGAGGGAGGCAAGCCCATGGTAGAGATCAACGCATACAGCAAGGCCCAAGACGGCTCCAAAAAGCTGTCCACCAACTTCAAGGTGAGCGAGTTCGCGTGCACGGATGGCTCCGACGCTGTCCTGGTGGCCCCCCGGCTGGTGATGGTGCTGCAGAGCATCCGGAGCCACTTCGGGGCCCCGGTGACCATCCACAGCGCCTACCGGACGCCGCAGTACAATGCCAAGGTTGGCGGCGTGGCGCACAGCCAGCACTGCTACGGCACGGCGGCAGACATCAGCGTCAAGGGCAAGACCCCGGCCCAGGTGTTCGCCTACGCCCGGGAGATCATGCCCGACTGGGGCGGCGTGGGCGTCTACGTCAAGAAGGGCTTCATCCACATCGACGTCCGGGAGGATCGGGCCGACTGGACGGGCTAACAATTTGAGAGGAGGCAAGCCAGATGATGGCGACATCCGCACGGCCCCGCCGTGTCCTGCAAGTCCGGCGACAAGATGGACGTACAGCACCGGGAGATCAGAGCGCTGCTCTCCGGCATGGCCCCACGCCGGGCCACGGAGGCGGTCCGTGCGGCGGGCTTGCCGCCGGACGAGGAGACCTGCATCGTTGAGGTGGACGTCCTGGGCCGCAGCTGCCTGCAGACTGCCGCCCGGCTCAACCTCAGCGTGGACGGGCTCTACAAGCTCCGCCGGAGGGCCTATGCCCACCTGGCGGACGACATCAGGGGATAAGAGGAGGCCGTGCCCAAATTGGGCACGGCCTTTTGCTTTATTCATCCTGCTCCGGCGGGAGGACGGTCCAGCCGTAGGCGGTACGGCGCTTTCCCGATTTTGCTTTGGCAAACAGTGTAAGCATAGTGCGCACGTTTTGCGGTGTCGGCTCTCTGGCGAATAGCTCTCGACAATTTTCCCGCAGCCATTCACTCAGATTTCTCACAAGGATTAACTCTCCATCCGGAGATTTTAGCAGCACCGGCTTGCCGCCTCCCCTCTCTGCTACTGGGAGATCTTTGCAATCAAAATGAGTAACATAGTTACCCACAACGGCCCCTCCCGCTTTCTCCCCGTCAGCTCTTCTCCGCCGATATCGCTCACAGGCAGCCGTAAGCATTTGCTCATGATATTTTTTCGCGGTGTTTGCTTTCTTCTCCTCTGTACGAGCCTTTAAGGCCGCTTGCTTTTTGACAAAAAATTCTCCACGGACAGGAGGCCCTGAAGTAGAGCATAGCTCCCCGTGATCGTCCTCCCAGCCGTCAAGCTGCCATCCTTTATACTGTGGGACCGCAAACAGGCGGCCCTTTTGCAATCTGGCCCCGGTGTAAGATCGTTTTATAGCGGCAAAACCGGACTCAATTACGCCCCCATTGTGATCGTTTGGTTCCATCCCAAATTTTTGAGCATTTTCTCTCGCCCATCCACACAAATTACATACCTTAATTTTAGCCCCCTGCGGAGAGCGGATATACCATACTGTTTCGGGCCTCTTGGCAGCTTTTTTCCCAATGGCGAACCAATTTTTGCGCATTTGCTCCCTGTAATTTGGGCTATCGTAGGCGGAAGAATTATAACTGCCCCACGCTATCATTTCCTGCTTGGCTTTCTCCCGTGCGGCGGCTGCCTCGTCAATGCTGCGAAATCCGTCTGCCGCCCAGCAAATTCCGTTCACCCGTACAATGGCAGAGTAAGTTCCGGCCCATTTGCCTTTGGGGCAAAACTGGACGCCGGTCACGCTGGTTTTTTTGCCATCTGGATTTCGCGATTTCCGGAGCTGGATGCCACATCTGGCTTCCGGCTGAGTTTTATTCTTTCCGTCCATTTATCCCTCCGGGCGGCGATAGTAGCCGGTTACTTGAGCCAGCAGGAGCCGGACATAGTCCGGGCACTGGCTGTCGCCTCTCTCCCAATTCTCCACGGTGCGGTATGGGATCAAGTAATGGAGGGCAAAGTTTGTACGGGTGAGGCCGGTATAGGCCCGGATCTCCCGGACGCTGGCGTGGGCCACATCCCAGAGGGCACCAAGATCACTGATCCGCTGGGAGGGAATCTCAGCATCCGCGGCATCTCCCCATTTGGAGGAGAGCGCCCAATCGGAGATATACTCATCCCGATCATCCGTCTTTAGCGCGGCGCTGAAAAGTGCGCTGAATTTATCGTCCATCATCGCTCCCATCTCTCTATAACCTGTGCGAGCATAGAGATCTTGCTGTCGGTGTTGTGTAAGGCATATGCCAAATCTGTAGAGTGTAGCTGAGTATCGATCTCGCAGAGTTCCACACGACAAGATCCCTTGGCGGATTGCCGCTCCCAAGTCTTTTTGGCCCAGTTGCGAGCCAAATCGATGCTATCGCAAACGCCGCAGCAGTTGTCCTGCTCATCGGTATCAAAATTGACATATCGCCAAAAATACATGTCGCTTTTCTCCTCAGAACATCACGGGGCGGTCGGTCTCGTCGACCAGCTGTTCAGCCTCTCGGATGCTTTCGGCGCTGCGGTAAGTGTGGCGGACAGGATCATCTCGATAGTCATGGGCGGCGAACTCGTCTGCGGCGGTCTTGGAATCAAACCATGCGGTGCGGGTGAAATCGGAACCCCAAATGCGATAAGTAACGCTCCAAAAAGTCTTGGCCATTTTTATATCCTCCTGGGCTGTGCCCCTCTTGATTACATTACTCATTATACACCAGTTTGGGGTATTGTCAAGAGAAAATACACCAATTTGGGGCATTTTTTATGGTTTGTAGAGCTGCACAAAACCGGCGGCGGCTTTTGTGCGCTTTGCCATCCCCGCAGAATGCGGGCAGAATCCGGGCAGTTTGACTGCCCGGATTTTTTGTACCATAAGGGAAGAAGGAAGGTGGTTAAATGTTTGATCGCCTTATCGCCTGCGGCTTTACGGACCGCATGGCCTGGGACATCATTATCGCTTACGCAAATGATCTGGACGGGCTGGCGCAGTACGTAAAAACCATTGAGCTGATGCATAGCGCCAGGTCGGATCATGTATAGCTACTTTAACCCAAACCCCAACGGGCGCAACGTTTCCGATTGCACCGTTCGGGCGATCTGCAAAGCAACCGGAAAGGACTGGGGCGAAGTGTATTTGGCGCTTTGCATCCAGGGGTATTTGGACGGCGATCTTCCTAATGCCAACGCCTGCTGGGGCGCTTACCTTCGCAAGCTGGGGTATCGGAGGCATATCGTCCCAGATACTTGCCCGGATTGCTTCACGGTGGCGGATTTTGCGGCGGAAAGGCCGGTAGGCACATACATTTTGGCGCTGTCCGGGCACGTAGTTTGCGTGCAGAATGGCACAATTTTTGATTCTTGGGATTCCAGCGGTGAAGTGCCGCTGTATTACTGGGAGAAAGAAACGGAGGCATAAACATGGCGTTTAATCCTTACTACCAGAACCCGTATTATCCTCAACCGATGCCTGATAACCTCATGCAGATGCGGCAACAGCAGATGATGCAGCCGCAGATGCCACAGCCCGTTCCGCAGAATCCGGTGGCGCAAGGCAGCGTGCAGTGGGTAAGCGGCGAGCAGGAGGCAAGAGGCTATCTCATCGCTCCCAACTCTGCTGTGGCGCTGTGGGATTCCACCGCTCCGACTGTGTATCTCAAGCAGGCGGATGCAAGTGGCAAGCCGACGCTCAAGATTTACGACCTCGTAGAGCGCACAGAAACGGCTGCTCCTGCCACGCAAAAGGCAAGAGTGGAGTTTGTCACCCGCGAAGAATTTGACCGTCTGGCGGCGCTTGTGGGCGAAATAAAGGGCAAGAAGAAGCTCAGGGTGGAGGAGGATGACGACGATGAATAATCCGTTTATGGCTGCGCTTGGCGGCGGGCAGATGCCGGGGCCAATGGGCAACTTCACACAGATGGTGCAGCAGTTTCAGCAATTCAAGGCTAACTTTCAGGGCGATCCAAAAGCAGAGGTCGAAAAGCTCTTGCAGAGCGGTAAGCTAAACCAGCAGCAGCTCAACCAGCTTCAGCAGATGGCAAAGCAGTTTCAAAGTCTGATGCGGTAATCATCAACACAAATCAACATCGTGGCCACGATTTGATAAATAATTAAAAGGAGTGATTTTATGTCTCTTTCCGATGGCGGCGCTCCCATGCTGACCATGCCGGTCTCGCCTACCAACAACGGCGGCGGTTTCGGCTGGGGCGGTGACGGCGCATGGCTCATTATTCTCTTCCTCATTTTTGCTGTCTTTGGCTGGGGCGGCAACAGCTGGGGCAACAACGCTGGCAATTCCGGCGGCGTGGTCGATGGCTATGTGCTGACTTCTGATTTTGCTAATGTCGAGCGCAAGATCGACAGTGTAAATCAGGGCCTTTGCGACGGATTTTACCAGCAGGCGCAGCTTGTCAACGGCACCAACATGGCAATGGCCAACGGCTTTGCACAGGCTGAGCTTTCCCGCAGTAACCAGCAGGCGGCTCTCATGCAGCAGTTGACTGCCATGCAGATGCAGGCCGCTGAGTGTTGCTGCAACACCCAGCGCAGCATCGAGGGCGTGCGTTACGACATGGCGGCGCAGGCGTGCGACACGCGCAACACCGTACAGAACGCCACGCGCGACATTATTGACGCGAACAACCAGAACAGCCGCGCCATCCTCGATTTCCTGACGCAGAGCAAGCTGTCCGACCTCCAGACCGAGAATCAGAATCTGAAGCTGGCGGCATCTCAGGCCGCGCAGAACAACTATCTGATCTCGCAGCTGCGTCCGTGCCCTTCTCCTGCCTACATTACCTGTAACCCGTGGGCGGGCAGCGGTTACGGAGGCTGCGGTTGCAATCAGGGTTGCGGCTGCTGACAACTGCATAGCATAGCTTCTCGGTCACCATAT